AGCCACCAGCCTCTATTGCTGCTGGTAATGAAGATGCTGACAAATGGTTTGCCGCATTCCAAGACGCCTGTCCGTGGGCACGCGCTGTACAGAACTATCGACGCATCAATGCTTTCCTCCGTAAGTTGGAAGCGTTCGATGCTGGTACAATGCCAGACGGTAGGTACTACGGCGGACTTATGTACTGCGGTGCTAACCCGACAGCTCGCTTCAGTGGTAGCGGTGGTAACTTAAACCTCCAAAATCTACCGAGAGACGAGATGTTCGGCGTCAACTTTCGCCATATGATTAGGCCGAAGGACGGAAACAAGCTCATCGTAGTTGACCTATCTCAGATCGAAGTTCGTACTCTGTGCTGGTTGGCTGAGGACAAGAAGGCTCTTGAACTTATCCGCGATTCAGATGACATCTACCATGCGTTCGGTGTGTTGCTCGGCCTCCACAATCCAGACAACGGTGCGCTAAAAGATTACGACAAGCAACTTAGACACAAAGTGAAATCGATTGCGTTAGGCTGCGGGTACGGAATGGGAGCTGCCAAATTCTCTGTATTTAGTGGGATGCCGTTGGAAGAAGCACTAGGGGCTGTGAATAATTACCGTAACCGTATGATTGCGGTTCCGAAGTTATGGCGTTCACTCGATCAGAGCATGGCAACTGCTTGTGCTATTGGTGAACCATTCCAACTTGAACTACCGTCCGGACGCGCTTTACGCTACGGGAAGATTAAGCGAATGAAGGATACCAGTTCGGCGGACCCCTCTCGTTATGTAGGTAAAAACCGTTTTCGTTATATTGGTAAGATCGTCCGCAACGGTCAGCTACGTGACTTTCCGTTGTGGGGTGGTATCCTTACTGAGAACCTATCGCAGGGTCTGGCTAGGGATATTTTCTCCGACATGATGCTCCGTGTTGACGCGGCTGGTTTTCCAGTTATTCTTCACGTACACGACGAAATGGTCTGTGAGGTACCGGAAGCGCAAGCCGAAGAGTCTCTCGCAAAGATCCTTGAAATTATGCACACACCACCTGATTGGATACCGGATATTCCAGTAGCCGCTGAAGGACAGATTCTTGATTACTACACCAAATAACCGTGCAGTCGGCACGTCATCAACCGACACAACATTATGAAATACAGATACCTTAAAAATCATCGAGCAACAACAGTAACCGCAATAAACGACCCATCGACTCTATCATTTAATAAACCGCAATTTGCTTCTAAGGCTGAGTATCGGGCATGGTGCGCCGATGCCAACACTGACCACTGCTTTTACTCTATGGCTGAGGGCGATAGCCCAAACGCACGGATCAGTGAGGACAATCCAGTCCATAAACTACATGGCTTCGTAGCCGACTTCGATGCGCCTGTCGATTGGGCGAAGATCGACGATACTCTAAAGGTCCGATGTGAGGGCGGACATATGCCGACATGGCGTACAAAAACTCAGTCTGGCTATATCCGATTGGTCTGGGAATTTGATAAGCCCCTCCCACTCGCACCCGCTCTCGCTGATTCTTTTATGAAGCGATTGAGCGATGCACTCAAAGCGTCGATGCTACTTGCTGGCTTTGACAAGACCAGCTTGAAAGTATCTCAGTACTTTGAATTGGGTACAGACTGGACCCGTATCGGGGACCCTATTAACATATCCTTTGTCCGTACTGTGCTACTCAAGTCGGCAAATGATACGCCGATCAAGACTGACGAAACCAATATCCCACTAGACGACATCGCCGCTGAGGTAGCTCGCCGTTTCCCGAACCGCTGGAAGGGTGAGTTCACTGTCGGTGCACGCGGACCGCTGTTCTGGATTGACGACGGTATTGACCGTGACGGGTGTCAGGTTCGTGAGGACGGTATCATCTGCTACTCAGATCGTGCAGGTACAGGGTTCAAGTCGTGGGGTTCGATCTTCGGCAAGAAGTTCATCGAGCAGTACGAAGAGAAGAAGTTGTCTACCCTATTGGATCAGTACTGGTTCAACGGCAAGTCCTTCTACAAGCTACTAAACGGCGGACCTGTCGCCATCCCGAAAGAGCAACTGGTACTGGAACTCCGCAAGGCTGGCTTTAGCCCGAAGCTCAAGAAGAACCAGACAGTTTCGGAAATCGAGCAAGCTATCCTGACTATCTCCAACGATTGCCGAGTCGAAGAGGTTGCTCCAGTTGTGTTCTCCAAAGAGCGAGTAGTCGACTACTACGGCAGAAAGATCCTTAACAACTGTAGGGCAAACGCCGTGCAGCCAGCCGACAACGGCGATCCGGCTAACTGGCCGTGGATCGAATCGTATCTCATGCCATTCTTTGCAAAAGATACGGACGGCAACGAAACACTGCCGTACTTCCTAGCTTGGTTCCAGCGTCTGTACAAAGCTGTGCTCGACTGCCGATTGGATCAAGGGCAACTGCTGATTCTCTTAGGTCCTGCGGGACACGGTAAGACCCTACTCACCAACAAGATCATCGGCGCATCAGTCGGTGGGTTTAGTGATGCTTCTGACTATCTGTCCGGCAAGACCAGCTTCAACCGCGACTTGTGCGGGTCTGCCGCATGGGTGGTTGACGACCAAACAGCCGCCGCAACCTACGCTGACCAACGAAAGTTCGTTGAGCTTACCAAGAGATGCGTAGCTAATCCGAGACTCGAATACCATGCCAAGTACGCGGACGCTATTCCGTTGCCGTGGTCCGGTCGGGTGATGATGTCACTCAACCTTGATGCAAACTCGCTCGCCGCATTGCCGTCTCTCGATAGCAGTAACCGAGACAAGATCATTGCTCTCCGCATCAACAGCGGCCATAAGGTCAAGTTCGGTTCCAACGAGTTCGTTGAGAACACGATCAACACGGAGCTCCCGTTCTTCTTGCGGTGGCTACTCGACTGGCGGGTGCCTATTGAGCTCAAGGACTCCAGTCGTTTCGGCGTTAAGACCTACATCGACTCGTTCATTGAGGCAGCGGCCTACGACAACAGCTCGCGTTCTGCCATTGCCGAGATGGTCGAGTTCTTCAGTAAGAAGGTGCGCGAAACTGTGGCCCTAACGAAATGGCGCGGCACACTTACCGAGTTCACAGTCGTGCTACACGAATGCAACGGAGGTCGTAGCGTTGGCAACAGCGGCAACCTTGAGTTCGTTCGTCGTGGCATGACCGTCCTTGAGGAAGTCAGTCTACACAACAAGAACGTCCGACCTGTGCGTAGCAAGGGTCAAGGTGGCGGCAAGATTTGGGAGATTGATCTCTCAGAGGACTACGATATCGACAAAGGTGGCGACTTCTGATTAGAATCGCGCCTATGTCGGCATAAGTGACGACATCCAGTTAGGACAACTCACGAACCCGCTTCTTCGTAACTTTTACGGAGGGCGGGTTCAATTCCGATATGGGCAGAACGTACTCGTCCGAGAACGACAGCTTACCATCGTTCGGATCTACGTTACCTTTTGGCAGGAAAGTTGCCTTTTCGATAAACTTTCTTGCAGAAATCCAACCAATCACAGTGGCAAGTGTCATCTGTTGGTTGCACCTAACGAAATAGTAGACATCACATTTGCTGCCTATCTTTTCCGCACTGGCCTCTGACCCGTACACGCGAGCCACATAATGGGGTTCTGGCACACTAGCGGCCTTTGTGGTCTTGACATCAATAGTAACGCCGTCCGGCATCATAATGTCGTAGGCAAAGTTAATGTCTCCTACCCTACTGCCGCCGATTTCTCGTTGGGTTAAAATCTCACCCATCATGCCGATCTCGTTTCCGCGACCACGCGCAATAGAGCCGCGCAATACGCCCATAGCTTTCGCTTCGGCTCGCGCTTGCTTCCGGTCTTCACCGGATGGCTTAACGACAATCATTAGTAAAGTTGGTAAATCCGGTTATGGCTACCTGTGCCATACGGATCGACATTTAATCTCGGAAGGGCAGCACCTCTTGACGAGTTTGCTTCCTCTTCCATGAGTAACATACACTTATTCCAGTGGTACTCAGCACGCTCAATGTCGGCATTGTCCTCCATCAAGCGACCCAAAAGACCGTGCTTTAGCGCACCGATATTGCCGACATACACGATGTCGTTGTCGGAACGTACAGGCTGGAAGGCGCGTTTACAGAGAACATGTACTGTGGTCTGCCCATCCGTAGAGCGGTTCAGACGAAAACGCCTATAACGAGTTACGCCAGAATCAGGACCGACAGTTGCGATTGTGGTACTAGAGTCCAGTGCGACTGTTCTAATATCATACGCGTCTGTAAGACCCTCGAACCGGATACTGATTACGGAATCAACGTCCTCCGAGAAGGTCAGCGGCACATCGTTGTCGGACACAGTATCAGTAGAAGACTGGTAGATTTTATCCCCATCAGTGGCGGTAACAATAATTTCCCCGCCATTAGCAGGATTGAAATTAGTCTTTGTCGGCGACTGATCGGACGGAACAACGTGCAGGGTATCAGTCGGGGTATCAATGAGACGTTTCAGCGCGTGAAATCCTGCGTCAACCAAACCCCAAGTCAGGTCACTTGCGCCCATACCCATGCCGACTGATTTGAAGTCGTGCCACAGAGAGCGTACTGGCACAGGCTGGTTGTTCACAATGGTGTGCAGCACGGCATCAGCTTCGTCTGGCAACGTGATGCAGTTATCCACGACAGGTAAGCTGTACTGGATAGTCAGGTCTCGGTACGTACCCATATTGTAAATCCGAGACAGAACCTGATTCAGGCTCGTCTTGAACTCACCGTCTGGCTCGATGTACTGGCCTAAGATCGGAACAAGCTGATTTACCGTAGTGGCTGGCATTACTTCTTGGGTTTGACTTTGACGGCACCGCTATGCAGTTCCTTCTTTAGCTTGCCCTGTTGCTTTTCGCTAAGGGGGGTTGCCTTGCTAAGGAGGTAGGCTACTTGCTTTTTGGTCTTGGTTTCCATGACAGGTCAGAATTTACAGGAAAAAGGGTTTAGGGTCAAGGGTAAAGGATTAGGGAATAGGTGGGTTAATGATAGCTCCGGTAGTGGTGTTGTATACTGGCTGACCGTTGGCGTTCTTGTAGGGCCAAAATTCTGTACCGCTGACGGTAAATGACGTAGGTATTGAAATGGGGTCACCATCAACAAGTTCAAGTTTAATACCATACAGCGTTTGGTCTTTTGAGATCTCACCGATACTATAAGTAACAGTAGTTGATACATATGTAACTGTCGCATATACCTCCGGTGGTTCACCATATTCT